ATCCTTCATTTATCAAAGAGTTTTCACCAACGACTTCTGTCACAGGCAGGCCAAAGTATTATTCTTTGTTTGATGAGACAGCGTTTGAAGTATCGCCAATACCAAATTCAAATTATTCTATAGAATTGCATTATCTGCATAAGCCTAATTCATTGACGGCGGGTGCAGATTCTGGAACGACGATTCTAAGCACAGACCACCCTGACCCTCTACTGTATGGCACATTAGTAGAGGCGGCTGTATTTTTGAAAGAACCAGGTGATGTGATTGCTAACTTTGAAACAAGATTTAAAGAAGGCATAAGTAGAATGAAAAATCTTTCTGAGGGTAGAAACACGAGGGACGAATACCGCTACGATTTGTTGCGCTCAGGAGTTAGTTAATGGATTGTCAAGATAAGCGCGTGGCTATCGTTGGCCTCGGCGCTTCACAGGTAGATTATTGCATTGCCGTGCAAAACTCAAAGACGTGGGATGAAACTTGGTGTATTAACAGTGCTATTGCCACCTATAAATGTGATCGCGCTTTTATGATGGATCCTGCGTCACGTTACTTAGATACAGAGGATGCAGGTCATCAGACACAAGTCATGAGAAACTTATTACCTAAGTTTCAACAACCTATCTATAGCTGTGAGCTTGATGAAAGAGTACCAAGACTTGTGGAGTATCCGATTGAAGATGTAGTGAGGCAAACAAAAAGCGGCTATTTCAATAACACCGTAGCTTACGCTGTAGCGTTTGCTTTGTGGTCAAAAGTAAAAGAAATAAACCTTTTCGGTATTGATTTTAGTTATGCAGGTAATTTGCACTTTGCGGAGGCAGGCCGTGCGTGCGTTGAGTTTTGGCTCTGCAAATGCATCGAGGCGGGCATACAAGTAGGTGTTAGCCCACGCTCCGGTTTATTGGATCAAAACGTACCTCTTAACGAGCGTTTATATGGCTATCATCGACTTGAAGATCAAAAGATAGCTATGCCCTGTCCTGATGGTGAATGGGTTGTTTGCGACAGATCTAATATACAAAGCGTGATAGAAAAACATAACATTGAACAAGTAGAAGTAGAAAAACCACCGGAGCCTTATAAGGGATGAGTGAGAAGATAGGTTTTGAACTTGGCAATGTAATGGTTTCGACTACGACCAACAAAGGTCATGATCCTGAATTTTGGGCCGCAGAAATAACAAAAAAGATATGCGATGTTAGTGCACAAGCTGAACCTCATGTTAGAATGCAAGCAGAGGCTTTCAGAAATCACATTTATACAGTAATATTACTAGGTATTAAAAACGCAATTGCTAGTGATAGAGTTACTTTAACTGGTTTATTGAACAAGCAAGGGCATGAGGACATGGCGAAGATAATTAAGGAGTTACCATAATGGCTATAACAAGTGCGATTCCGACAAGTTTTAAGCAAGAGTTACTCGTTGGTACACATAATTTTACAGCGAGCTCAGGCAATAGTTTTAAATTAGCGTTGTATACATCGAGCGCTACTCTGGGCGCATCTACTACAGCGTTTACAACAACAGGACAAGCTTCAGGCACAAATTACACCTCTGGCGGATCAGCACTCACGTCAGTGACCCCTACAACGAGTGGCACCACAGCACTTTGTGATTTTGCAGATTTAACATTTTCCAACGCTACTGTGACCGCTAGAGGATGTATGATTTATAACGACACTAACAGTGACAAGGCATGTGCAGTCATTGATTTTGGTGGTGATAAAACATCAACAGCAGGAGATTTTACGGTTGTCTTCCCTGCGGCAACAGCTACTGGTGCAATTATAAGATTGGCGTGACGATATGCCGTTACAGCCACTTGAATTTAAGCCCGGCATTGATCGAGAGAGCACTGATTATTCTGTAGGTCAGGGTTGGGTAAACGCAAACTTAGTACGATTTCGTAAAAATCGTGTTGAGAAAGTTGGTGGTTGGTTAAAATTAGGAACTAGTTTTTTTCTTGGCATAGCCCGCGCTTTACATTCCTGGATATCTTTGGGCGGCACACGTTACTTAGGTATCGGTAGCACTTTCAAGTATTACATCGAAGAGGGTGACTCTTACTACGATATTACACCACTGCGTACAACAACAAGCGCAGGTGATGTAACCTTTTCTGCGACAAATGGCAGTTCTACAATTACGGTTACTGACGCCTCACATGGCGCAGTAAATAACGATTTTGTAACTTTTTCAGGTGCGGCATCATTAGGTGGTTTAATTACCGCAGACGTTTTAAATCAAGAATATCAAATTGTGTTAGTGACTAGTGCAAATGCTTACACGATTACAGCTAAAGACACTTCAGGCACTGAGGTTACTGCAAATAGTAGTGATAGCGGCAACGGTGGTTCAAGCGTCGTTGGAGCATATCAAATCAACGTGGGTTTAGATACTTATGTATCTCAAAGTGGTTGGGGTACAGCAACATGGGGGTTTGGTACTTGGGGCTCTGCGGTAGCGTTAAGCGCTACAAATCAATTACGCACTTGGACACATGATAATTATGGTGAGAACTTGATTATCAACCCAAGAGGTGGTGGCATATATCGATGGGTAGAGAATGACGGAAAAACTACGAGAGCATTAGAGTTAGCAACGCTTTCTGGAGCAAACCTTGTGCCCACATTGGCTTTGCAGGTAGTAACCTCTGAAACAGATAGGCATTTAATTGTATTAGGTGCAGACCCAATTTCTAGCGGATCTCGATCAGGCGCGATTGATCCCATGTTAGTCGCATTCTCTGATAGTGAAAACGAGTTAGAGTTTGAGCCCAAAACAACAAACAGCGCGGGTTCAGTAAGATTATCTAGCGGGTCAACTATTATCGGCGGCATTAAATCAAGACAAGAATTACTAATTTGGACAGATACAAGTCTGTACTCTATGCAGTTTATCGGGCCTCCATTAACCTTCTCTATCAACTTAATCAACGAGGGTGCCGGTTTATTAGGGCCGAAAACGGCAGTCAACGCTCCAAATGGTGTGTTCTTTGCTAGTAAAAATAGTTTTTACATCTACACTGGATCAGTGCAAAAGCTTCCCTGCGCTGTACAAGAGTACGTTTTTAATGATCTAGATTTAAGTCAAGCTTTTAAATGTCACATGGGCATGAACACCGAATATTCGGAAATGTGGTTTTTTTATGTAAGCAAAGAGGATGCAACAGGCGAGATATCAAGATATGTTATTTATAACTACGAAGAAAATACTTGGAGCATAGGATCACTAATTAGGTATGCTTGGTTAGACGCGGGAATTGAAGATCAACCCCTAGCATCAGCGACCTCTTCAAGTAACAACTGTATATTCCAACACGAGACTGGATATGACGATAACGGCTCGCCAATGACCAATGTCTTTGTTGAGAGTGGCGATATTGATATCGCATCAGGAGAGGCGTTTTCTTTCTTGAAGAAGGTGATCCCTGACATGAAATTTGTCAAAGAGATTGGATCAGATAACACGCCCGCTATGAACGTAGTCGTTAAGCGTCGAAACTTTCCAAACAATACATTGACAACTGATTCTACAGTGCAGATTACAGAAAGCGCTACGTTTAGCAGTCTAAGAACTAGAGCGAGACAAGTGGTATTTAGATTTGAAAGTGATGATGATAATACAGAGATTAATCAATTAGGTTATAAATGGAGGTTAGGCACAACGCGAGTTGATCTACAGCCAAGCGGTAGGAGAGCATGAGTAAGATACTTGAGACGCTTTTACCAATTGCACAGGGCGATAAAGTTTCTGTTGAAACCTTCAATCGTTTGATCAGAGTGTTGGAAATTAACTTAAATAAGGTAGAATTAGACAGATCGCCTCACTTTAACGCAACTGAAATAAGTGAGTTACAATTTGCAACTGGAGCGATTATATTTAATACTACGAATAGTATACATCAAGCGTTTGATGGCACGCAGTTGAGAGATTTGTACAGTCATCAAACTTACCCAACTGGACAGGGTATAACGGCAAGCTTAGGCAGTGTAACGGTGACGATATCATGAATGAGAATTTACAGAGGCGGATACAAAATTTAATGGGCAATGAGTCGATGCCTATGCAAATGCAAATGGGCGGAGAGGTGGAGCAACCCATGCCTGAGATGATGCCGCCGCAAGCTGATAACTCTATGTTAGAGTCAGCGATTAATGACTTAATGAGCGTTCGAGATCAAGCAACAGATCCTTTAGAAGCACAAAAAGCCGAACATTTAGCAGAGGGTATGCGACTTGCTGTAGAGGCGCCCATGTCTGGAATGGCACAGGAATTAAGTGCGATGGGCAGGGGTGAGGACACACAATTAGTGCATGTACAGCCCGGCGAAGTAGTGTTACCGCCAGAAATGTTTGATGACGCACAGTTTGAGCAAGCAGTAGAAAGTAGATTCAATGAATTAGATTTAGACCCTGAGCGCTATG